TGCGTTGAGAGTGTTGGTAGCTCCCAAGGTTACACCATCGATAGCACCGGAGTCGATGTTAACGTTGGTCATAGCTTGGCTAGCGCAGTTTAATGCTGCACCGAGAGCATCAGCGCGGAGGTCATCAATGTGAGCGATGCCGTCAATGTAGAGGTTTCTCCACTGGCTGCCAGACGATCCGAGGTCAAATGCGTCGTCGGACGCGGGAGCCCAAGCACCGTAAACAACCGAGCCAGTGTAAGTACCACTTACAACAAGTACATCACCAGTGCTATTGTACTGAATGTAAGCATCATCATCGGTACCCAAGGTCAGTTTCTTGTTATCGTATACCAACGCACCCTCAGTGAATTCTGACTCTTTGCCAAATTCTATACCTTCTTGACCGCTAGTTGAAACAAACTTAATGTAATCTCCGGAACTATCTTTAATGCTAAGAGCATCAGCGAGGTTATTGGTCATAGTGATGTTATTCAATCCAGTGTTTCCACCAAATATAATATCCAAACCAACAGCCGCGTCATCAACGCTAACACTATCGCAGTTAATATCACCAACGTTTGTGATGTTACCATCACCAACATCTAGCGACGAAACAGTTGCTACACCGAGGCTTGAGACGGAAGCTGTGAGGGCAGTAGTGCCCAAGTTGCCAACACTAGTGATGTCTTTGCTGTTTGCATCAAGAGCTTCACCAAGCTGATCAATAAAAGCTTGACCATCAATGTAGAGGTTTCTCCACTCATTGGAGGCTCCACCTAGGTCAAAGGTGTTATCGGCGCCTGGATCGAAGCCGCTCGCGTGTACGAAAGCAACATCAGTGCTACCACTTCGAAGTACCATTGCCTGATCACTGTGTGACCAAACTACAGCAGCGATACCAGTGTCGCTTGCTCCGCCACCGATTTGGAAGCCTCCGTCGTCAGCATTAGCCGAAGACGCACTAAGAGCAGAAACAACCTTAAAATCTTGGATCTCTAAGCTGTTTTGAGTTTGAGTAACACTGTTAATGGTATTAACATCTAAGACGTCAACCTTTGCGTAAGAAGCAGTGAAGGCTGTGAAGACACCGTTCGATATGGCACTATTCGTACCAATCGTTACGCCGTCGATAGTACCACCATTAATGTCACAATCGGCTGCGTGAATGTCATCAACGTAAGCAACACCATCAAGGTAAAGATCTTTCCACTTAAGTGCGGAAGAACCTAAATCGCTGGCGTCATCAGCCAAAGGAAGAACGTTCGCGCCAAAAGTGGCTGCGCCGCCGACCTTAAGTACTCCAGAGCCAGACATGAAAGATGCAGATAGACCACTGCTAAAGTTGGCTGCGGCCGCACCAAACAAGTTAGCACGGGTAATCTTCTTGGTGCTATTGTCAGTAGCGTCAACAACTGTAATCTGATCATCGTTATGAGTTGCAGATATTGCAGTTAGCTCATTGAGGTCAAGAGTATAAGTGACAGTTTGGCCACTGTGCGTGACATCAAGACCGTCAGATGCACTCAAGACTAGAGTTTGGCTATCAAGATCGACAGATCCAGCGCCGGAATCGGTGCTAAAATCTAAATCTTGGCCGCCGACCTGAGAGTCGACATAAGCTTTAATCGACTGCTGCGTAGCAAGATTGGTAGCAGAGTTAGAAGCCATGTTATCTTCGTCGAGAATACCGACAACCTCAACCGTGCTGGCAAGCTTAAGACCAGGGGCTGCAAGATTAACATTTGCGTGAAGGCGTTCTCCAGCATTAGAGCCAGAGAGCCAAAGTGAACCAGATGTGCCTGGGGCGGCAGATCCGGTGTAGTTTTGTAGATCAATATATGGACCATATTGAGATACTTGTGCAGGACTAGACATAAATAATTTCCTCCTATGTAGTTATGTTAGACCCCCGCTCATTGAACAA